GGGCTCGGAGATGTGTATAAGAGACAGGTGTTAATTGCAATTTATTATTAATTACATTTGTAATTATTGATATTTTACCAAAATAATCAGGGTAGTATTTCAAAGTTTCATTAACTTTCTCCCGACTAACGCCTTCATATAGTTTTACAGTGTATGTTTTCATTTGAACCTCCATTTTGTCTTAATCTTTTATCATGACCTAATAAATAAAATCTAGCGCAACTCACCATAATTGCGACCTGAGCTTTAGATTGGTTTGTTTCTTGAGCAACCTTCAACAATCCTTTATTTTCAACCTTATTTTTAATTAAACAAATTAATGCAAACTTAGTTGTAAAATCTGTTTTATCAGAATTTAATAGACTTCGTAAAAGTGCTTGAATTTGATCCGCCTCATAATCACTGATCTCACATCGAATATAAGATTTACTTTTTTGTACTTCTTTGCCAGCTTCACGCATCAACCAGTAAATTTGATTGATATGAAGCCCATCTGGCAAATCACCCCCTTTCATTCTAACTGTTTCACACCATGCGCCAAACTGCTCTAACCAACCGTCAATAGTATATTTAGACCAATCCATTTGTTGTGTTTTTAAAACTGCACTCATTTTTCACCTACCAATTGCTCAATTTGTTTAATCGCCACGCCTGCTTTCACTTGCTCTGTGCTGAACCGTAAAACTGTAAAACCCATCATTGCTGCGGAGTTGTATTTCTCCATATCCCCTAAATAGCCCTTGCCTCTTGTGTGACGGCCTCCGCTCCAGATCCCGCCTTCTACCTCAATCAAAATCTTTGTACCCGTTATTAAAAAATCTGCTCTCCATTTACGATCAGGATGGAACTTATATTCCTGTTCAAAACCAATCTTGCATGCTCTTAAATGCGTTGCCAGAACCATTTCACCCACACTTGGTTGTCTGGCAACTTGCTTTGCTGAACGCCGCTTTTTATTTTTCTTTATCGGAAATAACTTGCGGTATTCAGCAATGCTGACTGATGACATCAAGCACCACCCTTAATTAAATGATCCAACTCCCTAGCAAAATGGCTATACATCTGAGACTTTTCAAAATCTCTAATACGACTTAATTCGTGTGCCTCAACTCTGTACCTCTGCGCCATTTCACTTATTGATTTTTTAAGCTCATCCAGATTCGCTTTTTGTTCTTTTTGAATCTCCCAAGCCCACTTTCCAGATTTACCCTCAAATTCACTCATGGCTGGCTCCTTTTCCTCAGGCAACTTAGTCATAACACCATCTGGAAATCTAAAATCTCCATGCCACTTTCCATTTTCCCAAATAGACCAAATCCCACATTCATCACTGTTGTAGTAATATCCAGCCTGCCAATGAGTCGCACCTTTAGGACGGTGTTTTAATATTTGTTCAAACATGTCCGCCTCCGTATATTGATTCGTAATCATGGATAGCTTGCTCTAATGCAGGTCTTTCAAATAATGTCGCGTACTTGCTACCATGTTTATTGATGCGGCTTAGAATCTCTTTAGCTTCTTTAATACCGCCATCAAACGCATTAATTTGATCAATCGATTCCACCAGATGCTTGAGTTCAGAAAGGTCTACAAAATATTTTTCTCGGTCAGCCTTGCTAATCTCTACACTTTGGCCACATTGGAACTCGAAACCTTCATTCCACTCAGTTGCGTTAGAAGGTGCTGAATCTACGATTTCCTTCGCGTATTGCAGCCCTTTATCTCTAATTAATTTAGTTGCTTTCATGCATTCGCCCCTTCAATTAGCTGAAGAATACTTCTAGGTATCGGCATACCTTCTCGGCGACACATCTCTGCGTATTCATGCGGATTGTCGAAAGGATCTGGCCCTAATTCCCTTGTAAGTTCTGGATCTTTTTTCTTAGCTTTAAGTTTTTGAGCTGGTGCAGTTTTACGGCCATTAATCTTTAACCGTTCCATTAAAGATTTGAGATGCTTTTGTGCTTCATCATTGCTTACTGGAGTGTGTTCAGGTTCTTTATGCTCTAGTTGTAGCGGTGGAGTGTAAAACTCTTGCTGATGGCCTTTTAATTGCGCTTTAGCCACCATTACGTTGTAGGTTCCGAAGAAATTATCTTGAGCTGCTCTCATTTGACCGGCTTCGATCAAGTACATAACTTCGTCTAATGCATACTTTGTAATTTGTGTAATAACCACCGAACGATCAGCAGTAAACTTACATGCACGTGACCAAGCTTCCTCTGGAGACATCCAACTTTCACCAATACACCAGGTGCGAAACTCTGCAAATGACGGCATAAAACGTCCACCTGCTGTAAGTAATCGAGCAAGTGCGTTGTTAAATTGGTTTTGTTGAACGCCAACCAGTGTTTTAAGTGCAATTTGCTCAACTACTGACAGAGGAATTGCACTTTCGCCTGTTGCTGGAAATTGCTTATTGAACTGAGCAGCGTAAACAGTGCGAAGAGATGCGATTAATTGACGCACCTCGTTCAAGGTAATCTCATGCATGACCTACCTCCTCAATCATTGGAAACTTTTTTGCCGGGGTTACATCCACAATTTGAGACTCGTTCTGTTCTTCAAAAAGATTTGCGAAGTAACCGGGTTCTTGTGGTTTTTGACCAGATATAGATATTTGCTCTTGCTTCTTGCGATTAGCAGAAACTTGTTTCTCGTTGTTTTGTACCCAAGAAAACCACTTAACCAACCAAAGGCTTGGTGTATTTACAGAAGTTGATTCGTTTGCAAAGTACCAGTCACCGAAGTTTTGAATCATTGTTCTCAAGTCGATTTCAGGAACTGAAATAAAACGCTGTTTAGCAAGTGAAATAAATTCGTATTGAAACTCGTTGTATTCAGAAATGAATTCACGCATTGAGTAACGCTTGTGATCTTCACCCTGATACTGAGCAAATTGAATTGGAGGTAATTGCGAATTTTCTCCACGCGCATTACTACTACTATCTATATATTGGTTATCGGTTAACGGTTTATGGTTAAGGTTATTTTGGCTTTCACTTTCAGAACCCAAATTTAACCCACTGGGTTTTTCTGGGTTTTCAGAATTAACCGAGCCGCCTTCTGTTTGGTTTTCTTTTGGTTTTTCCTTACGTGGACGTCCACCTTTCTTACCATTTTCGCGATTTTTATCTCCTACTTTTTGATAAGCGGCGATTTCTGAATCACAACGTTTGTTGTGAAACCCATCTTCCTCTTCCACAAAAAACTCTTGCAGCACAATTAATACTGCTTCCCTTTCTTCTTGGTTATTTGCACGTAACCGACGAAAAACCGACTGGGTTTCTTTGGGTAATGGTTTTTCATTCAAATAATAGAAATCTAGAGCACGGCGATAAAAGCACTCCTCAACTGGGCTAAGGTGTGCTGTATCAACCATAAAGTCGCTGATATGGTGGAGATATTTATACATGGATGCCTCCAAATAAATCTTGGTGTTGCGCATTTGGAGAAATCCAAAGGCATTCTTGACGGCTTACCCAACCTCTATTTCCTGAGGCTTGAACAGAGCGTGTTACTTTTTTCCACCCATCCAAACGGCTGTCATAAATAGGATGCTCATATCCGGAAAGAACGACTTTTCCTTGAATACTCAAAAGTAAATTAATTAGTTCAATATGGTCCTGGTCATCCAACTCGTAACGGTAAGCAACAACATTTGCGGTTCTTGTACTTGTCACATAAGGTGGGTCAACGAAAAACAATGTTTCCGGATGGTCATAAAGAGAAATAACTTTGGTGGCAGGTTGATTTTCGATAAGCACTTGCTTAAGACGCTTAGCAAAAAAAGCTAATCTTTCTGGATATCTATCCCATAAAGAAATTTCATAATTTTTCTGGCGTCCACCAGCCATACGAAATCCTGTACTACCTTTTGTTGCTCCAGCTGATCCAAACCCCATTTGTGCGCGTATGATCATGCGACGAGCCTTCTCTACTGGGCAGTCCGTATCTTGATATGCTTGATAAAATTCATCACGAGAAAAAGGAGTTAAAGACAATTGCTCTTCAAGCTTTTGTCTTTGCTCTTCGTTTCTAAGAACTTTGAATAAATTGACAACCTCACTATCAATATCGTTATAAACTTCAATTGAGCTTGGTTCTTTTTTCATTAGAACTGAAGCACCGCCCCCAAATGGTTCAACATAAGTTTTATGGATTGGAAAATGTGAGATAACCCACTCTGCAATACGGAATTTTCCACCGTGGTAACGGATTAAAGGGTGATTCATCGCATTCATGCTTCACCGCCTTTGTTTAACTGAATATAAGAACTACCCAAAAAACGAATACGACCAGCACGGCCAAGGCTTTTGATAATTTCCTCTGCATGGATATAGGTAATACGATGCTGACGAGCCAAAGCCTCTTTAAACTCTTCACGTCTTACAGCCGCATTTTTAGTGTCAGCTTTGATACGCTCTAAATTCTCTTCACATTTTTTGATTAATGATCTGAGTGTGTGTAGAGCAGGATCAAACCAGCTCTGGATTATTTGCTGTTGATTTGATAAATTAGTTTGCATATTCGATTCCTCTAGCAAGTAATTGAATTGAAAAGCCTGATCTCGACCATCAGGCTTTTTCATTTCCTAATTCCGCTGTACATTTTTTCATTTGCTTTAGTGCTGCTTGATCAACGGCGGTGATAAGCTCAATAAGGTTTTGCGTTAGATGGTGAATTTCTTCATATTCCATCGGCGTAATAATTCCGTCTTCATATGCTTCATATACGACCCGATTCGCCTTACCGTTTTTAATGTTGTGCTGCATCATTGCTTCAAAAATTGATAACTCATGATGCTTAGAGCTGCTGCATCCAACTGGAACTAAAGCAAAGCCCAGCTCATGAGCCCAAACCTTTAGCAATGCAGGGTTTTGTGTAAAAAAAATCATTGCCTCAAGCTTTTTTAAGCTCGGTAAATAGGCCGGCATGTTCTGATTGCCGTAATTACAAACCGTGTTATGTGAGTCACCTATTGCTTGAGCAATTTCTTTTGCTGTGCAATTGGGCGTTTTATTTACCATTTGCCAAAGTGCTATTTGTGCATCTCTGCTTAGAGTCATTTCTTGCATTGTGAAATCCTTCATTTCCTTCACATTTATTTTTTAAACCAATTGGTTGATACTTGTTTTAAGAAGGTTTATTTGACTGAAGATGTTTCGGGTTAGCTTTATCAAGCAACCATTCCTTAGTAATTTTCCCTTCGCTTGATCCTAGCCAAAATAATGGACAGTACTTCCCTCTAAAGATAACGTAACGTTAACTTTGGAGATCCAAGAAATGGCCAAACGTTTTAGTGCTGAATTTAAACAGCAAGCAATTGATTATGCACTTTCAAACTCACACGAGCCTATAGCTGCAATCGCCCAGAAATTAGGTGTGGGTTATTCAACTTTAGACAAATGGATTCGTGAAACCAATCCAGTGGGTTCAAGCAAACGTCAACTTTCACCAGAACAACAGCGGATCTTGGAATTAGAGAAAGAAGTCAAACAGCTCAAGGAAGCCAATGACATCTTAAAAAAAGCGCATGTGTACTTTCTAACAGATCAT